GCCCCTGCCACTTCGTTTATTTGTTTCTGGTGCCAGCCCATCTCCTTATAAAAAAATTGTTTCTTTGGCACCAGAGATAAGTAAAAGAGGAGAAGAATGGCTAAAATAAAAATAAGGACTGTTTCAAGAGCCAAGAAAGATGCCTGGGATGCGTTTTCTAAATACATAAGGCTTAGAGATTGTCTTATGACCACAGGCACGATAGAAGAAGGACATTGTGTTACTTGTAATAGAAAGAAAAGTTTTAAGAAATTACAGGCAGGACATTTTATGCCTGGCAGAAGAAATGAAATACTTATAGACGAAAAGACTGTGAATGCTCAATGTTATGCCTGCAATATAATGAAGAATGGCAATTGGACAGAATATTATAAATTTATGGTCAGAAGATTTGGTATAGTTATGGTTAATGAATATATTCATCGGCCTAAAAAAACTCTCCAGTTAAGAAATTATGAATGGGATGCAATAAGAGACAAATATCAGGATAAATATAATAAGCTATTAATTAAAGCAGGAGGACAAAATGAGTCTTTTCAAAAAGAAACCAGCGGTCAATCCGCAAGTTCAGCCAATCGGCCAGCCAAAACCAAAGTCAATTAAACTAAAACAAAAGCATCTTGAGTTATTACAAGAGAAGCAAAAGGAGATTATTCAATTAATTAATGTAATTTCTCCTTTGAATTTTGATAGATTAGAGGTTGAAAAGAAATTACGAAAACAATTTAGCGTATTAAGAGAGAAGCAGGATGCACAACAGCAATTTATGCAGGAACTTATTAAGCAATATAAAGTTCCAATGAGTAGTAAAAACAACTTCAACTTAGATACGGGCGAGATAGAATATAATGAAATTCCAAAAAGATAGTATAATGCCATTATAGAATGTTATGTATGAACTAAACTATAAAACAACTTTTGATGCAGCTCACTTTTTGCCAAATCATAAAGGCAAATGTAAAAATTTACACGGACATACTTGGAAAGTTCTATTTGAAACAGAAACAATAAAATTAGATAAGAATGGAATGGTTATAGATTTTGGTGAATTAAAGAAAATTGTCAATATTCTTGACCATAGATGTCTTAATGATTTATTTGATAATCCAACTGCTGAATATTTAGCAGTATATTTTTGGCATAAAATAAAAGTTAGAATGAATAAAGATTCTATTATAAAAGTGACAGTATGGGAAAGTGAGAAAAGTTCAATAGCTTATAAAGGAGAACTATGCTAATTAATGAAATTTTTAAAAGTCTTTCTGGAGAAGGGCAACAGGCAGGAGTAGTAACTACTTTTATTAGAACAACTGGCTGTAATTTAAGATGTAAGTGGTGCGATACAAAATATGCTTATAAAGAGGGAAAGGAAATGAGCATAGAGAAGATTTACAAAAATATGGTAGAGAATATAATAAAAATAAGGAGGACTAAATGATTCAGATTCCAATGTATTTGTTTGTAATATATAACTTTGCAGCTGGAGCACTGATTATGCTTCTGCTTATATGGGCTGCTTTTAGGCCCAATAAAGACAAGGAGGATTAAATGTATGTTCTAAATTATGAAAATAAATTTGATGCAGCTCATTTTTTACCAAATCATCCAGGCAAATGTAAGAATCTACATGGACATACTTGGAAAGTAAGGATTAAAATTGTAGCAGATGAACTTAATAAAGATGGAATGATAATTGACTTTCATGAACTTAAAAAAATAGTTAATGAATTTGATCATGACTCAATAAATAATACTCTTAAAAATCCTACTGCTGAAAATTTAGCAAAGCATTTTTTTGAAAAAGTAATAGGGGCTGTTAAAGATATTAAAGGTTCATCAGTAGAAGTAGAGGTTTGGGAAAGCGAAAAGTCAAGCATTAAATACTTTGAGGATTAATATGAAAATTTCAGAAATATTTAAATCAATACAAGGCGAAGGACAACAAGCTGGAGAAGTAACAACCTTCATAAGAACAATAGGATGCAATCTTAGGTGTACTTGGTGTGATACTGCTTATGCTTATAAAGAGGGAAAGGAAATGAGCATAGAGAAGATAATTAAAAAGGTAGATGATTTAGAAGTAAATAATATTTGTATTACTGGCGGCGAACCATTATTACAATCTGAGATGATTGAATTAGTAAGAGCTTTATTATTTAAACACTATGATATTTTTATAGAAACTAATGGCTCAATAAAGATATGGGGAAATAATCCTAAACTCCATTTTATTTTTGATTATAAATTGCCTAGTTCAGGCAATAAAGATTATAAGTTTATTAGTTCCAATTTAGATGACCCTTGTGCTTATGAAGTTAAATTTGTTATAGCTAATGAAGAAGATTACAAAATAGCTAAAGCATTTATTAATGGATATAGAGGACAAGTAAAAATTTTATTTAGTCCTTGCTTTAGCAAAAGATGGAATAAAAAATTAGCTAAGATGATAATTAAAGATAATCTACCCGTTAAGTATTCTTTACAAATACATAAGGTTTTATGGTCGCCAACTAAGAGAGGTGTCTAATGAATGAAGAAACAAAAGATAGAATTAAGCGAATGAAAGAGGAGTTTAGCAAAGACCCAGAATGTAAGGTTTTTGATAATAAATATAACTATGATGGTATGCTTATACAAAAAGGCATTCCTTATTCTGCTAATTGTGAGCATCATAGAGTAGCTTTTAATGGCGAAGTTTCGGTTGGTTATATTCCTACTACAAAACTAATTGGTTTATCTAAAATAGGTAGAATAGTAGAGTGGTATTTAAATCCTACAGTTTATACTTTACAGGAAAAAGCTACGGAACAGATAATTAAAAGATTAGATAAAGAATTAGAACCAAAAGGAGTAATGGTAGTAGTAACTGGAATACATACTTGTATTGCTTATAGAGGAGTAAAGAAGCCAAGCACAACAATTACTTCGGCTGTTAGAGGAAATTTTGCCGACAATGAAAAAACAAGACAGGAGTTTCTAAGCTTAATTAAAGAATAATATGAAAAAAATTATAAAAGCAGAAATCCTTTGGTCTCGGATTTGCTCTTTGCATTGCGATTATTGTGCTATGGTAACTGGTAGAGAAGTAAAAAAAGATATGAATTTATGGAAGCAAGGAGTAGACCAATTAAAAAAATTACATTGTAAATTTGTGGCTATTTATGGAGCAGAGCCTTTAATGGATTTTGAAGGATTGCCTGAGTTTATTAAATATCTTGCTAAAAAAAATATCTTGATGACTTTAATAACTAATTGTTGTGTTTCTAATTTAAGAGAAAAACTTAATATTTTATATAAAAGTGGTTTGCGTTCATTGTCGGTATCTTATGATGGAGATATAAAATATAGTAAAAGTATAAGAGCAAAGGCAAATCAAGGATTAGAAACTATTTATTGGTTTAAAAATAAGTATCAGGATTTAAGAGATGTTGCTTGTATTGGTACGGCCAATAGAAAGAATTTTAAGACATTTCCAAAACTTATAGAACAATTTACCAAAGATAATATTTGGTTTTTATTTGATTTTATTCATAATGATAGATTCCAATATGGGAGTAAGTGTAAAAATTCTCCATTAACGAATGAATTACTTTTTAAGCCAAGCGATATGCCAGAGATAGTAAAAATATTAATAAAGATTAAAAAATTAAAAGATAAAGGATGCTTAATCCATACCAGTTATGAATTATTAAATACTCTAATAATGAATCCGCAAATATTATTAATGAACGGCTGGCATTGTTTAGAAACAGGATTTCCTAGTTGGATAACAATAGATAATGATGGAGAAGTTTATTGTTGCGATGACTTTCATCCTAAAGAAAGAGAAAAGATTTATTTCTGGGAAATTTATAATAAGTTTGATAAATTTACTAAACTATGGAAAGAGTATGTTAAGCAATGTCCAGGTTGTTTTTGGAACACTCATTTTGATGCAAATAGAATAAAAATGGAAATAATTGATTTTAAAAGTTATGTTCACCAATAAAATAATTTGCTTTGATATAGATGGTGTTTTGACCAATGAAATAGAAGGGCATAATTATAAAGAAAGAACTTTACGAAAAGGTATTAGAGAAAAGATAATAGAATTAAAAAAGAAAAATACGATAATCTTATATACAGCAAGACATAAAGAAGATAAAGAAATTACGCTTAAATGGTTAAAAGATAATAAGATAGATTATGATGAAATATATTTTGGCAAACCATTAGCAGATATTTATATTGACGATAAAGCATTAAATTTCAAGAGGTAGTTATGGTAGAAAGCATATTATTAATTAGCGGAGGCATTGATTCTTTAATAGCGTGGTTTTATTTAAAGAAGCCTTGGATGCTTTATTGTAAACTTGGTCATAAATATCAAGCAAAAGAATTGGCATCTTTGAAAGGATTAGGTCAAGCTATTCCAGAGTTTAAAGAAAAGCTTATATTTGATAATAGTTTAGAAATTGGTAGCTGGGAGGTTGGAGACAAAGCATATATTCCAAATAGAAACCTCTTATTGGCGATATGTGCCTCTAATTTCTCGGATAGGATATATATGGGCGGTATCAAGGGAGATGATGTAGAAGACAAAAATCCAAAGGCATTTAAGGTAATGAGTAAGTGTTTAACTAAGATAAGTAAGAATAGACAGATAAAAATATTGTCGCCATTTTGGAAGATGACAAAAGAACAAATAATAAAATGGTATCTATTACAAGGTTATCCAGCAGAATGGTTAAATATTAGCATTTCTTGTTATGATAAAAATTACAAAGGGCAATGTGGAGAATGTCCAAGTTGCTTTAGAAAATGGATTGCTTTGGAAAGCGTTGGTATTAAAATGGAAAGCAAAAAACCAATGTGGAAATGGCCAGAGATAAATAATTATATTATTAAGATGAAGAATAGAGAGTATGATATAGAAAGAACAAGAACAACTTTTAAGGTATTAAGAAAATATGGATATAATCTATGAAATTATATTTTGCTGGATTAGAAAGATTTAAGCCATTAGTTAATGAAGCAGATAGAATATTAATAGCATTTGCCGATAAGCGAGAAAAGGATTTAATTAAATTTATAATAAAGAATAAGCGTAAAGATTTCTTAATAGATAGTGGTGGATATAGCGTAAGAGTTAGTGGAACTAAAGTAGATGTAAAAAAATATGGTAGCTTCTTAGAAAAGATTAAAAATAATATATCAGTTGCCGTTAATCTTGATACGAATGATTATAATGAAACGCAAGCAAATTTAAAATATCTTACAGGATTAGGGTTAAAAATATTACCAGTTTTTCATTATAGCGACATTCAAGATGGACATAAATCTTTATTAGATGAGTATTTAGAAAAATACGATTACATAGGAATAGGTGGGATAGCAGGAGTAGTTAGAAATAGAAATAATCAAAGTAGATTTTTTAATTATTGTTTTAGTAGATTAAAAAAATATAACTTTAAGAAGAAGATACATGCCTTTGGCATTACTTCGCCAAGAATGTTAATGAAATATCCTTTTTATAGTAGCGATAGTACGACTTGGCTAATGGGAGGTAAAGGAGGAATAGTTTATCAGTTTAAAAATTTAAAACTCAATGCTTATTCAAAGGCAGGTAAGCCAAAGAAGGAAAATGTATTAGGTTATTTAAGAATGGATAAAGTAAATATTAATGAATTAATAAAATATGAAAAATTTATAACTAACTTATGGAAGAGCAGGGGGATAGAGTGGACATAAAAATTAAATTAGAAAATTATAAAATAGTTCCAATAGATGAAGTTCGTCCTAATTCTTGGAATCCTAAAGATGAAGATACGGAAGAATATCAGATAGTTAAAAAAAGTATAGAGACAAGAGGACAAAGAGAAGCTATTTCAGTTAGACAAAATAAAGATTATGAAATATTAGATGGAGAACAAAGATGGCGAGCTTGTAAAGAGCTTGGCTGGGAAAAAGTTTTAATTTATGACTGGGGCGAGATAAGCGATAAAGATGCCAAAGAAGAAACTATTTGGAAAGAGATACAAGTTCCTTTTAATGAAATAAAGTTAGCAGAATTAGTAGCCCAACATACAGCAGAAAATCCTGATTTTAATTTGCCTTTCTCTGATGAGCAAATTCAAGCTTATAAAGATATGGCTTCTTTTGATTGGGACCAATACAATCAAGATAATAATACAGATGAAATGGAAGAGATTAGAACTATAAATATAAAATGCACTATGAGCCAATATAAATTAATAATGGACACAATAAATAAAGTTAAAGACGAGACAGATAGTAGTTCAGAAGGTAGAGCCCTTGAGCTCATAATTGCTGACTATTTAGCAGGAGCAAAATAATGATTTATAATGAAGAAGTAGTAAAAACTTTTATAAAAGACGATGTTAAAAAATTTACTGAGTTTGTAGGAAAGAATGACCCAGTAGCAATTCTTTTATTAAGAATACAAGAAGGCAATACCTTTGAAGATTCCTGTACTATTTCAACTATAAGCAGAGCAGAGTTTTATGCTTGGAAAAGCAAAGATAGTAAGCAATATCATTCAGAGTTCTCAGACGCTATAAAAAAAGCAAGAATATTAGGTAAGGCAGAACATATAAGAAATATTAAAACTGCTTCTAGAAAGTATTGGACAGCTTCGGCTTGGTGGTTAGAAAGACAATACCCAGCAGAATTTAAAGAACATAAGGCAACAGAACAAGAGAGTAAAGATTTAGAGAAAATAGGCAATGCTTTACAGAAGATGGCTGAACAAGGCAAGGAAGCTAAATGATAAGTGCTAAGGAGATAGTTAAGCAGTTATATAAGAATGAATATGGTCAGCCATTTGAGTTAACAGAAGGACAAGAACAGATATTTAATGCTATTTATTGTCGGCAGTATCCTAGAAATCATATAATGACTTATACTCAGTATGGCAAATCAGATGTAATTGCAATGGCTGGATTAACAAGAGCATCAACTTATCCTGAGAAATGGGCAATTATAGCTCCATCTGGCAAGAAAGCAAGAATAATAATGAATTATTTAATAGGCCATATCTTTGATAATAATTTTACAAGAAGCAGATTTAAAATAGATGTGCAAGAGAATGAAGAAAGAATACAAAGAGAAAGAAATAGAGAGAGATTAACATTCCGAATACCAAAAAAGGGAATAGGCGAAATATTTATCTTATCAGCAGAAGCTAAGAGAATCGGAACAGAAGCGGGTAATTCTTTAATGGGTTTTGGAGCTCCAAATCTAATAGAAGATGAATCGGCACTAATACCCAATCCAGTTCATTCAAAAGGTATGAGAATGTTAGGTGGTCATAAAGATAATTTTATAGCAAGTGTTGGTAACCCATTCTTTAGAAATCATTTCTTAAAAAGTTATAATAATTCAAATTATCATAAGATAAGTATAGATTATCAGCAAGGATTAAAAGAAGGTAGAATAACACAAGAATATATTGATGAAATGAAAGATGAGGCATTTTTCAAAGTATTGTATGAATGTAAGTTTCCAGAAGCAGATGAAGTAGATGAGCAGGGATGGACAAGCTTAGTCACTAATGCTACGATAACCTTAGCACAACAGAAGATAGTAGAGCCAACTGGCAGGAAAAGATTAGGTATTGATGTAGGTAGAGGTGGCAACTATACAGCTTATATTATAAGAACAGATAATAAGGGCTGGATTAAAACAAAGAATAGAGACCCTGACTTAATGAGCAATGTTGGTTTGACCAATAGAATAGTAGAAGAAGAAAATATAGAATGGGAAGATGTAAGCATAGACGATATTGGAGTAGGTGGTGGCATTACTGATAGATTAAAGGAGCAAGGGCATAATGTTAATGCAGTAAGGTTTGGTAATCCAGCCGTTGAAGATAAGAAGTATTTTAATTGTAAGGCAGAAATGTTTTGGGATGCTGGACAATGGCTAAAGAATGGCGGGTCATTAAGTAGTGAGGATGAATGGAATCAATTAACAAGCATGAGATATAAAGAAGATTCAAGTTCAAAGTTAAAAATGGAGCCAAAAGAGAACTTATTAAAAAGAGGAGAGGAAAGTCCAGACATAGCCGATGGCTTTGCTCTTACATTCTTTAAAAAACCAATACAAAAAGTTTATCAGTTTGAACATAATTTCTTTAAACGGTAGGAGGTAAAATGGAAAACACTTTAAGGATTCCCAAGAGGAGATTAAGAGACAGATTTTTTGCTAGAGTAGGAGAGATGATAGGCGTAGTTGATGCTCAACCAACAGTTTGGAATAAGGTAACTGCTATGTGGGATAATTTATTTAAGCCACCAACAGTTAATTGGAAGAGAACCAATTATGATTTAGCTCGGGCGTTATATTATGGTAGTGTAATGGAGAGCAAGAAGGACGGTCATCATTATGGGAAGGAGTATTTATTTGCTGCTGGTTTATGTAAGCCTATTATTAATGCCTTAGTATCTTTTGCTTTGCCTGATGCTATTAGAATTAAGGATAAAAAGAAAGAGGAAGGTAGCAAATCTTATACCGAAACAAATGTAAATCAATGGCTGGCTGGCAAGGAAAGGGAAATATCAGATGCGTTTAGACATTCCTTTAGAGATGGCGACACTTATCCAGTAGTAGAGAATGACTTGAGCATCATTGAATTAGATGCTAATTATGTTGATAAGATAGTTGACGAATTGGATAACTGTAAAACCATTGGCTTTGACCAGACAATAACTATTTTAGAAGAAGATAAGAATGTTGTTTATAGAACAGAATACAGACCAGAAGGAAAGACAGTTTGGCAGATTACAGGCAAGCAAGAAAAAGAAATGACTGACCAATCGGAAGAATATGCTGAAGGCGAGCCAATGCCAATAGTTCATTTCTATAATGAAAAGGAACCTAGTCAGATTTATGGCTATTCGGAATATCAGAACCTTTATCATTTACTTATTAACTATAGCAAAGTCATTGAATCAGGAGTAGGAGTAATACTCTATGATTCAGACCCGATATTATATGTACAGAATGTTCAGGATGTTGATGCCTTTATTAAAGCTAATGGCAGTAAAAGTGAAACTAAGAAAGACCATTACAAAATTAAATTAGACACCGATAGCAAATTATTAGTAGGGCCAGAAGGAACACAGTTTGGTATGTTAAGAATGGCTGATAATATGGCAGGCACAAGTGCTATATTAAATCTTTTATTCTGGAATATCTTACAAGCAGCAGAAACGCCTGAATTTGTCTTTGGTGGAGCAGTACAATCAAGCAAAGCTTCAGTATCAGAACAGGTGCCAGTTATGGTTAAAAAGGCACAAAGAAAACAGAAGCAGTATAAGGAGATGTTAATTCAACTTATTAGAGTTTATCTTTATAAGGCACAAAAAAGTGACCCAAAAATTGATGTAGAAATGGAGTTTGATTTAATGATGCCTGAGATAGTAGATAAGAATTTAGACCTTAATGTAAAGATAGTTGACTTACTATTAAAGAATAGTCTTATTAGAGGCGAAACAGCATTAGAATTATTAAATGTAGATAGAGCAGTAACAGATGTAGGAAAAGAAGTTGAGACAGCAAAAGGACAAGAAGGACAGGCCATAATTAATGCGGCAAAGAGCCTTAGCACTCAAGAGAAGCAAGGACAAGCAATAGCTAATCCATCAGTATCACCAACTCAACCAACAACTCCAATAGTTCCACCAACTAAATAAGAGGAGGATTTATGCCAGAGGTAACTGACCAATATATTAGAGTTCCAGTTACACTTCGCAGAGCCAATGATATTATTAGAACCATAGCTATAAGTGCAGGCGAAGGTATCTCAGCTTTGTATTCTGTAAATAGAAAGACAATTCTTACTTATTTATTTAAAAGAAGTAAGGGTTGGGATATGGCTAAAGCTAAAATTTGGATTGAGGCTCATAAATGAGATTTAAGACCGATAAGTTAAAAGGCAAAATATTTCCAGAAGTAACGGCAATAGAGAAAGAGATTGACGATTTATTAATAGTTACCAAGAAAGATTTAGTTGCCTTAATAATGAGAAGTAAAAATTGGGTTCCTACCAATAAATTAATTGCAGTTATTCTTACAAGATTTGTAGCTTCCTATCGTGCTTTATTATTGGCTCATAATTATAATATTATTCAGAATGTTATAAATTGGAATAAAGGTACTATGGGAGCTATTTTAAAATACAATGGCTTACAAGAGGACTACGATAAGCTAAATAAGCATAGTACCAAGGTTTTAGGTAGTTTTAAGGGCAATTTCTTTACAAGGAAGCGATGGGATAATAAGAAAAATATTGACCAGATGCTTGGAGTAATGATAAATAATGTTCAAAATACCATTAAGAATATCTATTTAGTTGACAAGAAAGAAGATACGCCAATAGAGGATATTGCTCAGAATGTTGGCCAATACATTAAATCAGATATAAACGAAACTTCAGTATCGCCAATAGATTGGTTTAGAGAAAAGATAAAGCCAGTCAAGAAAATAGTATCAGAGATGATGGGAATAGTGCCTTATGATTTTAAAAATATACTAAAGGAAATAGAGATAAGAAGTGGCTCATTGAATTATAATGCTATTAGAGTGGCTAGAACAGAATCGGCAATAACAATGAGAGAAAGTTATATGGATGCCAATGAGGATATGCCTTGGGTTCAAGGATGGTACTGGGTATTGTCATCGGCTCATGAAGTTACTGATGAGTGTGATGATTTAGCAGATGGCAGTCCTTATGAGAATAGGTCAGAGATAGAAGGCGAAGGACATCCTAATTGTATGTGTTCAATAGTGGCTGATATTGATATGGGATTTATAGCTGGAGTAGCAGCTTTAGCTGGTTTAGCAATCTATGAGTTAATACCAAAAGACTTACAAGATGATATAGAATTTGATGATAGCGAGTTATAATGAAAAATATAAATGTAGTAGTTCAAGGTTTAATGTTTAGTCATTCTGGTTTTGCTGAGGCAACTAGAAATATTGCTTATGAATTAAGCAAAGACGTTAATGTAAAATGCTTTGTAATGGATGACGATAATATTGACATATTAAAAACTAAGAAGGGCAAAAGAATAAAACAGTTGCAGAATAAAACAATCAATGTAAGGCCTATTTGGATTACAATGACGCACTTATTAGGAATACCGCCTAATTGTGGATATTCAATCGGCTATGGTATGTTTGAGACAGAGAAGTTTCCAGATATTTATGTTAGAAATTTAGAGAAGCAAGATGAGATATGGACTCCTTCAACTTTCAATCAAAGAAATATGACAGAGGCTGGATTAAGAAATGTCCATACAATGCCATTAGGAGTGGATTTACAGAGATTTAATTATAAGAAAGTAAAGCCAATGGTCTTAAAGGATTGTGAGAATAAATTTGTATTTCTTTCCATTATGGGCTGGTCGGCAAGGAAAGGAGTGGATTTATTAATTAAAGGATTCTGCGAGGAATTTACTGGTAATGACCTAGTAGTACTTTATTTAAAGGGTGGTTGGTATGATGAGAACTTAGCAAAGATGGAAGTAATGAAAGAGACAATGAAACATAAAAATCCACCAAAGATAATTTTAGATTTTAAGATATATAATAATAGCGATTTGCCTAAACTATATCAGGCTTGTAATTGTTTTGTTTTACCATCAAGAGGAGAAGGTTGGGGACTAAACTATACAGAGGCAATAGCAATGAAGAAACCAGTCATAGCAACAAGATGGAGTTCTCAGTTGGATTATTTAAATGAC